GAGCTTGTTGTCGTACTAGATGTCGTTGAAGTAGGTACATAATCATAATCATATTCTACACTAACTACTGCAGTTAAGTCACTAACTGTACCACCTGTGTCATTCCTTGCTTGTATCTTTGCATAGAATGTAAGTGTTGTTGTTTCAAATTTCTCATCTATAAATGCAGGAGTAAAGTAATAAGTTCTCCAGGACAATGCTTCATTGAAACCAAAGCTAGTATCTATAGAGAAGTCTGCTGCTTGGTCATCATCACCAAAAAATAACCTATAGTACTCAGGTGGATTAACTTCTAACGCATCACTTTCTTGCCAAGTAAGTTCTATCTCTCCTGTTTCATTATCAACAGATATGTTTATACCATAAGGTGTCTGTGTTTCAGTATGATATGCATATACAGGAGTAGCTATTAATAATACTGAAGCTACAACAGCTAATAACTTTTTCACATTAAGTTATTGATTAACACCACCAGTGCAGAAATTGCAACTAACCATCCAGATAATTCTTGTCTTGATATTTTCTGATTAACCTTTTCATGTAATTCATCTATGCGTTTGTTTATATCTTGTTGCCCTTCCAGTATAAGTTGAAGCATTTCTTTTTGTGTAAATCCATTGCCGTTATGGGAGGTCATCAGAGTTCCATTCTTCAAATTCAGTATCCCAATCGTAACGATTGTTAGCTATTCTTTTAAGATAGAAACTAAAATCTTTTAAAAAATAACCGAAAATAAAACCTATTACATAATCCATAAATTGGATTATATCATATTAGTTAGGAAGGTTTAGGATTATCTGATTTAACTTTAGCTACTGCATCTTTCCAAGTAGTTGTACCATCAACAGCATCATGATACTGCATATCTAGTTGGTCACCTATAGATGGATAAGCAGCTTTTCTTGCATAGAGCCAACCATTTTCTTGGTTATCCCATTTACTATTGGTAAGGTCTGTTATTGCCTGTGCATAATCTGCATCAGAAAATTCAGATACAACACCATTCTCCGATTTATTAATCGGTTTAGCTGCTTCAATCTCTGATGTAGCTTGTACTTCTAGTTCATCTCTTGTTGCCATTGTTCTCCTATGTTACCATATTTTTAATTTTTAATACCAACTAATGTAAAATTACCTGTTGCTATATTGCCTGTGTCATAAAATAAAGTTATACCTGTAACTGTTGTAGCTTCTCTTAGAACTGTTCCACCTATTTGTCCTAACATAAATGGACTACCATTTGTTAAATAAACTGTATCAGATTGAACATAAGTTGCTTCACTACCATTAGCAGCATTATGTATATATAAGATACCTCCATAACCTTGATTAGCACCATCATGAGTAGAGCCTGTTAAGTTAACTTTATCTTTATCTCCTAGTCCTAAGTTATCGCCGTCCTCGTCATCGAAATCTCTATCGCTTCTCTGATACGCTATAACCGAATTATAATTAGAATTAGAATTATCAGAACCACCACTCTCACGCAATCTAAACATTAAATCTGCACCATCAGTAGCAGGAAGAGCACTATCATAATAAAGTATTGCAACAGGGTACTCTGAAGTAATTCCTGTTAATGTTACTGAACCTGTATTACTAGCTGTAGCTGTACTTAATTGTGTATATTTACTCATTAACAAACACCATATATTGACACAATGCCTCCACCAATTCTTGCATCACTTTCATTTAAATCTATTACAATACCATCATAAGAAGTTGTGTTTAGTATAACACCTTTACCCCAATAACTTCTAAAGTTTGGACCACCTGCATGATTTGTACCTTGCCATATAGCAAAAGTATTAGCACTATCAAATGGATTAAATACATACAATGCACCACCACTTGCTTGTGCTCCATCATCTATACCACCAAAAGCATTAAACCACCTAGTGTCATCTGTATCTCTACTAACTGTGTTAGATGCTTCAGCTTTTAAAGAATATAATCCATATTCATAAACAGTACCACTTTCTACACTATCATCAGATGCCTTTACTAACCTAGCATTTGCACCTGTAGCTGTACTTTCATTACCTACTAATCCTGATACGACTATCTTGTATACTTTATAATCAGCAGAAAATACATCAGATATTTTATCGAAGTTTACTCCTGTGCTTAGTGTTTCTGCTTTAATTAATTTCATTGTTCCAATCCATATAAGCTTACAGTGCCTGTATAGTTACCACCATTGTTACTATCAAATACTCTGAACCCATCTACAGTAGATGCTTGTGGTAATACTCCACCACCAAATCCTTGTATAACTTCATTTCCTGTACCTAGTGCATGATTGTGACCATTCACAGTTGTGTGAAAAGAAGAATTACCTGCGTTGTAAATATAAAAATATCCTGTGCTAAATTCTAAACTAGCATTACCTTGATTTTCTCCAACTCTAATATGATTACGACTTGTACTTGCTGTAGATGTTTGAGCTCCTGAATTTTCACTAGAACCATCTGCAACACTTTCAAACCAATGTTCTTTATAAACACCTTGGTCCTCTAATGTACCACTTTCAAATAATCTAATACTTGCTATTGCATTATCAGTAGCATTATCTAATTGATAAAACACTACATGTGTTCCATATTGACTTTCTTTAATAGATGTAAAATTGATTGCTGATACACCACTAACAGTTTGTGATTGAATAAGTTGATACACACCTAGGTCTCCACCCATTGTGATTATGGCTCTAGCTACACCTAATGGAGCCATTACGCAAACGCTAGTTGGCTAAATAAATATGGTGTTGTACCTACGAATACAAATGTAAGTATGTCTATAGCATTAGCTGCTGTTGATAGCGTTAGTCCTGCACCACCTGCAGTTTTAGCTGCGACATCTCCTCCACCATTAACACTTACTGCATCTATGTCCATTGTTCTTGAACCAGTTCCATCTTGTGTTGCTACTAAAGTAAATGTTGTTACTCCTGTTGCTGGTACATTTAAAAAATGTAAGTCATCAACATTGTGTGCTAATGTTACTGTACCTGTATTACCATTTGCTAAGTCTATGGACATATCTTCTGCTGATGTAATAGCTGCTGTTGTTTCATTATAATCTTTTAATACTGCTGCTGATATTGTTTGGTCGCCACCTGTCACAGCACCTGATAAAGTAACAGCACCTAATGTTTTATTTGTTAGGGTAGCTGTTTCTGCATCTGCATAATTCTTAACTGCTGCTGATGTAGGTATAGTTGTATCATTATCATTTGATGTAATTGTTTCTGATTCTATTACTAAACTACCTGCAGCAATTTCTGATGTAGTTAATCCACCAACTGTGAATGTTAAATCGTATGGGTCTGCATCAGTACCATCTGTAACATCACTCCAGTTAATATCAATACCTGCACCTTCAACAAATTTTACTTCTCTTGCCGTATAAGCACCTGAAGCAACAGCAGGTTTAATCTCTACTTCTGTTCCATCTCCATCTTCTAATATAAAACCTTGTTGAATAGCATCATGTACATCTTCAAAATGTTGTTTAACTACAGCTTGTCTTACTGTATCTCCAGCAGCATGTGTATAACCATTACCACTGTTTTTATTATCTTTATCTCTTTCTATTGTTGCGGAACCAAAAGCACCGCTTGTCCATTTAACAACTTCTCTTTTACTATCGTTATCTGGATTTAAAACTAAATAAGCAGGAGCAGCTATACCAGGGTCTGATGCCATATCAAGTGTAGTATTACCACTGCCTGAGTTTAATTGTGCGTCAAGTGTTACCTCAACTGCATTACCTATGTTTGATTCTAACGCTGTCATATTTTTCTATTATACCTCATTTATCCAAATCTCATAATACCAAATGCATTTATTCCAAATGTATCTCCTGATGTTACTGTAGCAGAAACAGTTTGTCTTGTCCCCCTTATTGTTAAAATTGCTACTCTAGTAACACTACCAATATTTGCGTTATTGTCAATTGGGTATTGAATAGATTCAACTACTCCTCTAATAACTTCAGCAGGGTCATAAATTTCTAATGTAACAGGAGAACCTTCTTTTTGTTTTAATGATTGATAAATTGTTTCACCTAAATTTTTAACAGTAAATGGTTTTCTAAATGGTCTTTCAACTCTATCAGAAATATTTACAGGTATTTGTACTACAACTAATTCAGGTCTTGCTAATGCTCTAATTTGTATAGAATTTACTACAGGTGTAGTTACATTACCTTGTGATTTAAGTACAAGTTTTGCAGTAACATATCTAGATATTTTATCCATCTGTGCTGTTTTTAATGAATTACCTTCTTGGTCAAATACAACTTTATCCCAACTACTATGTGTAGAATCATTAATAGATGCTATTTCTGTAGATACATATAGTTCTACTTCTTCTCCTGCTAAAACACTACCTGTTTCTAATAAAGCTTCAACCCATTGTTTTTGTTCAGCAGTAAAAAAATCTGCTAAAGGTGTTATTATATAACCTTCTTCTTCATAGTTATCTGTTTCTTTGTACACACCACTAGCTTGAACAGTAGATAGTATAGCTTCATCTATACTACCAATACCTTTTATTACACCACTAGCACCACACTTTAAGTCTCTGGCTATACCTGCAGTAGGTAAGTAAAATCTCCATAAATAAGAATTACTACCTGATTCTTTTATACCCGTATAGACAGAATCTCTTGTTGAAAACAAAGCATTGGGACTAGCATCAACACCATCAATGTTCCATTCTTTAATTAATTGTTGGTTAGATAATACATAAAGGTCATCAGCTGCAACTAAATCAGCACTATATAATCTTCCAATAACTTTAGAATCAGTTCTTGGTACTTTAGTTCCATAAAATATTTTACCTTGTGCTTCAGTAATACAAGTAGGTATTTCATCTTTAAGTTCAGTTGTACCTTTAGATGCAAATGTACCAGCATTATCTTTAATTGAATATATTCTTCCATCACTAGCAACAGCTAATATAACTGCACCAGCATCTACAACATCAGTCCAAGTTTGTCCTACTGGTAATGTTTCAATGGCCGAACCTACTGTTGTAGCACCATCATATTGATGTAAAGTAGTACCAGTAGATACAAGCATTAAACCTTTAACAGACCATATGCCATCATAAATTGCAGCAGATACTTTTTGTGTAGATGTACTACCGTCCCAAGTTTCTAATTCCCCTGCACTTCCATTGTTTGCTGCTATATATAGCAAATTTCCGTGAGCTGCTAATCCTTTTATATGGTATCCAGCTGTAAGTCCATGACTTTCCGTACTCCATGTGTCTCCTCCATTTATTGATTTATATAGTACATTATCATTAGATACATAAACAGTAGTACCAACAACAGCTAAATCATTGTCACCATCTGATGAATCTAATGCTTGTTTTAATTCAGTAGAATGTAATAATTGTATATCATAAGGATTACCTTTATTAATATTAAATATACTTATTCCAGAACTATCCCAAAATTTATTAATGTCTGATTCTGACATTCCTCTTTTATGTGCAAAGTCTAAATTACTACCACCAGAAAAATTATTTCTTGAATATATTTGGCCAATGTTTCTTGTGAAGTCTTCTGGATTTTGTTTAACATTTATTTCTTGTGCTTGTACATCCGAAGATTGTATAGTCATTGGTTGTTCTCTAGTAGTTGCTGCTCTAAGTAAATAGTCATCAACCCTAAAGTCATACCCTTGTCTTCTAGGATTATTGACAACTCCAGCGTGTGCTATTCTTGGCATTAGGTTGGATAAGTTATTTGATTTAGAGCTACTGGCTCAGGGTATCTAGCTTTCAAATCTTTCTTAGCTTGTTCTATTAAATATCTTTGATATGACAATAAACCATTTCTAATATTTGATGAAGAACCAACAGGGTATGTTGCAACTGCTAATTGGTCTGTTACAAAATCAGCTGTAGCAGCAGGTATATCCCTGCCAGAAAGTAAATGTGCAGCAGCACCAGCCATAACAATTGCTTCATATTCATCTTCTAATCCTATTGATACTAATGTTTCACTTTCTAATATTGGTTGTTTGAATTTCTTTTTAAATGTTACATAAGCAGTATGTCCTGCAGCTATACCTACCCATTGTAAAGCATGTACTACATCTGGGCCAGTTGTATATGTTTTAGTTCTTTCAGTTGAAGTATCATCAGTCCAAACAAAAGGATTAGGTAAATCTACCATTTCAACAGCAACACCTTTAAAAGTTAAACCTGTTTGGTCACTACCAGAACTCCAATCTGTATATTGTGATATAGCTTTTATAGGTGTTACTAAATAATTACTATCATCTACATCACTACCATAAGTTCCTATAAGAGAATAACCAGTACCACTAGTTAATGTTTTTGTTTCTACTGCATATAGTGTTGGGTACAAGTTAGCTATTTGGTCTCCTATTGCATCGAATACAGCTTTCCTTGTAAAAGCAGGAGCTATTTTAATTACTGCACCAGCATCATGTGAATCAGCAGTAGTTCCTCTTACCGCTCTAATTACTGTTATTTCATTATTAACAGTATCTACTGCAGTACAATGTAAAAGTTCTTGGTCAATTTCAATTACTGTACCTGCATCTAATACATCTTCTTCTTCAGAAGTTAATAAGCTATCTACATATTTAACTGTTGTGATGGAAGAGTTTATAGTTGTATGAACAGTTGTATAAGAGTTTATATCATCTGCTGGTTCTAGATATTCTCTATATACTCTATCAATTAATCCTTTAACATTTGTACTCATTAGGCAGCTCTATCTTGTTCTTTAGCAAATGGTGTTATACCAAATGATGCTATACCAAAACCACCATTAGCTTTTATTTGGTCATCTACTATTTCATAAGAAGGTTCGATATCTGATTTAGAATCGATATCTATATATCTACCTTCTTTGAGCATTGTTAGCATACTCATAAAAGTACCTAACTACTTCTTAATAATATTGTTACTGCTGAACTGGTATCTTCTGTTGAACCTGATACTACTCTAATCCAACCTGTTGAAGCAAATGCCCAACCTGAAGGGTCAACTCTTGTAATTTTATCTGCAGCTACTGTATATGAAACTGCAGAACCATCTGTTTCTTTTACATCATAAAATGTACCACCATTTGTTGGTGACCATTGTATAGAAATAGATGTACCGTTGAAAGCAGTATTAGGCCAAAACCCTGCAATCAACAAACCTTCTGTTGCAATTGGAGGACTTTGAGTAACACTACCAGTGTAGGTAACGCTTATTAATTTCTGTGCCATAAATATTTTCCTTGTAATCTCTTTTATTACTATAGCAGAACAATGGGAGCTGGTGGAGCAACTCCCAAAGTTCTTTAATTATATTTAACTATTTGTTTGTTCAAAAAGCAAATGGTATGAGGAAGGACCGAAGTCATAACCCATTTCCATATAGATAGCTTTTCCAACTCTTGCATAGTCGTCTTGGTCTAAGTCTCTTACAAACACAGTACCAAATCCTGGGATATTGGTAAATACTGGTTGTATGAAAGCAAAGTCAAGAATGTATGCTGTGCCTGCAGGCATGATATTAGGGTCTATGACCATCATACCAATTGCACCGAATGGTGTAACAATAGTATCAATGTCAACACCAGCAAGATTTCTATCTCTAGGAAGAATTGCTGTTGCAGTACCAATGGTACCAGCAAGTAATTCTTTGTTAAGAGCTAGTAATTGCTTAGGTGTAACACATAATACTGGTTGTATCATTGGTGCATGAGCATCATAAAGACGCTTCATACCTTCAGCTATTGCATCCCATGTTAAATCACGAGCTGCAGAAGTAGCATCACCATCAGAGTCACAATAGTGGATGTTTCCACCTGTGCCTGTTGGGGCTACTGTATTATTAGCATTAGCATTTAATCCAATCCATTGTTTAAGTCCCCGCATTTCACGAGTACCTGAACCTGGAGTTGTATTTGCTCCATCAGCAAATGTTCCATTAAATGCGAACCATTCTACTTCTCTTGCAACTTTTTCAAGAGCCAATGTCATTTGTTCTGAGAACTCATCGACAATTGGGTTACCTCCAGCTAATGATAATTTATCAGCTGCTGTAACTGTTCCATCGCCATCTGATGAGTTAATAATATTTGCACTCAAATCAAATGGATTTTGATGTTGAAATGTAGCCATTCCAGTGTAAGTCATTTTCACACCTTTATGGAAAATCTGTGTAACACCTGTAAATGCAACTCTGTCTCTACCTAAGTATTCTGTAGGTTGAGCACCTTCTTGAGCCTTTGTAGGTTCAGAAGAAACTACTGCACTGTCAGCTGCCTGGATTTGCCAGAAAGTTGATTGTAATACCTTACCACCGTTCAAGCCACCTGTTGCGGAGAGAAATGGTGTTCTTTGCCCACCAACACGAAATAACTCACCAGTAAAGTTGTTAACATTCTGGGAGTAAATAGTGCTATTCGTCAGCGAAATTGCTGCCATTTTTAACCTCCGTTAAGTTTATTTAGCTTGTACTTTATTTATTTATTCTTTTCGTTTTCCATCAGAGTAAGTTTTGCACGGATGCTGTCTTTAGGAGCACCCTTTTTAATAATATCCTGAAGTTCGTCAAGAATATCTCCTGGTACATCTGAAACTGAATTTGCATCAAGCGAAGCTACTCTAGACCTAGCATCATCTTGAACTACAGGTTGCTGTTCAGGTTGTGTTATATCCTGATTAGCAGCTGTTGGCTCATAACTATACTCAGTCTTGGCAAACTCTGCGATAGCTTCTGTATTTACAGGGCCATCATACACTTGTTTTAATGCCTTACCGAAACCAGCTGATGGATTTAAACCAATCTGAGTCAAAGCTATATTTAACTTTTCATCATTATGCTCATGAAGTTCACCTTGTAATTTAGCGATTTCTTCATTTTTTCTATCAATGGTTTCACGCATTGCTTTTACGCCAGTGTTATCTACACCGTCAAATTCACTCATATCGTACCTCCACACGGTCTATACCTATACAGACTAGTCCCGTGGCAACTAGCCGTGGTGCCACCTTTAACACTTGACTTAAGATTTGGTAGCTTTTACCTTAAGCCCTTACTCTGCGGTTTTTGTACAAGCTTTCTACGCAGGCTCTGAAAGCTGTTTGCTGGTCTATTTACAGCGGACCTTGCAACGCTTAATATCTATTATACACTAACTTTCTAAAAGTCCAGTGAATTTGTCATCTTTTTTTGTAGCTCCTGTTTGCATGCTAGACATACTATCTGCTTGAGCTCCAAGTAAACCTAATTGTTTTTGTGCTTGAGCATCACCTACAGCAGCTGCTTCTGCAGTACCTACATCAAAACCAGTACCAGTTTGAGTTCCTAATGTTTGATAAGTATTAGCTGATTGATACACTTCTCTAGCTTTATCTTGAGTCATACCAGCTTTTCTTAATGATTCAAATCTACTAAAGCTTCTATTAAATCCAGCAGCTTTAGCTTCTGCACCAATAGTTAAACTAGTTAACTCACCTTTTAATAATTTATCTTGTATCTCTGGATTAATTAAAGCAGCAAATATAGTAGGTGTATCTGAATCAATATTATATTGTTCTCTAAACATTGATTCTACTTGAGGTATATTATTTTTAACAGAACCCCAAACAGTATCTATTCTTTGTTGAAACTCTGCACCAGATACTGCTCCTTTTATTAATTGTTCAAATTGACTTTCAAATGCTGAAGAATCAGCAATACCAACTTCAGCTAAAGATTCTCTATATGTAGCTTTTGTAGCTAATGCAGATAACTCATCCATAATTAAACTACCGTCATCTCTTTTTAAATAACCAAATTCATTTTCCCATGCAGGTGTTTGTCTTACTGCTTGTTTAGCTATATTAGTATCTCCAAATTTAACCCATGATTTAGCAAACTCTTGTTGTATTTTTTCAGGCATATGTTGTAATAAAACTTTTGCAGTATCTAATCCAGCAGAAATATTTCTTGAATCAGTACCTGCATAACCTTTATTATCTCCAGTATCTTTCCAGGGAGAAGTACTCCATTCACCAGTAGATAACATTCTATCTAATTCAGAACCTAATTTTTCTTCTCCTTCTCTTTTCCATTTTTGAGCCGTAGTAGTAGAACCAGATGAATGATATATCTTTACTTGTGTTCCTGCTACTCCAGCTGCTGAATCTAAAAATGCTGCCATTATCCCTCCGTATATCCTGCTGATGAAACAATACCTTCACCATAAGCTTGCATTTGACCTAATGTCATATCGTTTACTACTTTATCTATTCCTAATTCTAAACCTTTACTTCTTAAATATTCTCCTTCTTTAGAAGAATCATTTAATTTAATAACTTCATTTAGTATAGGACTATCATATCCAATCTCTATACCCCAAGTATTTTTAACAGATTGTTTTTTGTTAGCTAGTATAGTTGCCCAGTTTGTTTCTCTATCATACATAGAGTATTCTGCAAACCTAGCATCTTTCATCTTTTCAATTAACTCTGTTTCATACTCTGGATTAGCTCTTAACTTAGCTGATTCTTGTCCTATATTAAAAGTACCCCACATTGTTTCTGGTACCCAATTACTTAATAATTCTTTAACTTCATCTTGTTTAGTAAGTATATTTACATTTTGCATACCTTCAGATACAGCTTTAATATCATTATCTAAAGTATAAAATTGACCTGCACCTTGAGGGTCAATTAAAGCATTAATCTGCTGTACAACTTTAGTCATAGTGCCTTGTATTGCAGGGTCACCATAAACACCATCATTAAAGTTCTTAGCAATTAATCTTAAAGAATTATCTAGTTGAGGATTATTTTTAAGTGTATCTGGATTTAAACCAGCTCTTGCAGCTGTAGATAATATAGTACCTATTTTTACTTCTAAACTTTCTTCATAAGCAGAACCATCTAAACGATAATCTACAGCTCTGTTAAATTGACTTCTTTTAACATCAGGCCCTAAAGCATTATCAAGGTCACTATTAGTTTTTAATGAAGCAAAAAATTCGTCTGAGTTAAATACACCATCATTATTACTAACATTAAGCATGTATTCTTTTTCGTATATTTTTCTAAAATCTGCATTACCCCACCAAGTCTCAGTAGCAGATATATCACTTAGGTTATTTAATATAGTTGTAAAATCTTCAGAGACACTATCGTAGTCACCCATATAAACAAGAAAGTCATCATCAATAAAAGAACTTTCAAAGTCTTCTTCACTAACAGTTTCAATTGCTTTTTTCATTTGAGCTGGGTCTTCACTGCCTAAATCTTTTAGCAAGGTATTTATATTTTGTTCATTTGGTTTAAAAAAGAAACTTACTCCACCTTTATCTACTCTTATGTAATATTCATTTGTATCTTCTACTTGTACAATTACAGCATTTTCCATCTTATCCTCCTGCATTCATAGCATTACCTAACCAAGCAGTATTATCTACACTTGGTAGATTAGCAAATTCTTCCATTTCATCATATACACTACTTCCGTAAATGTATTCCTCCATAGGTGTAACCCATTCTTCTAATCCTACTTTAGGTAAGAACCAGTTTTCAAATGGTATTTCAACACCAGAAATAATCGGAGACCTTTTAATAGCTGGCATTAATCCAGTTTCTGGAATAAAACTAGCATTCATAGCTTTACTATTACTTTGCAATCCAAAGACATCATTCATACTACCTAACCAATTCTTAGGTAATCTTTTATCTCTCCATACAACATTAACTGATTCCATATCTTGATATCCTTCAGTACCTAAAAACTCATACAAAACATTTACCCATTTGTCATTAGTCCAATCTTGATACTCTTCAACAAAACCATCTGACAATATACCTTCTGCCTCAGCTTGTCTTAAACTATCCATTAAAGGATAAGGGCCTATCATATCAATAACTCCATTATCTGCAGCCCAATCAAAATATTCAGTACCTAATGCTTCTCTAATTGAGTTCTGACCAAATGAATCTTGTGCAACAATTCCTATTGTTTCCATTACTGAAAGTATTAAACCAGAAGCTATACCGTATAAGAAATTATATTTTTCATACGCAGCCATCTTAGATACAGAACCAGTTGATGCTCTTTGTCCTGCTCTTAATACTTTTCCAGGAGCTCCTTTTACTTGAGGACCAGCTAATGCAGGACCTTTACCAACTTTACTACTAACCCCTACAATATCTGCTGCTGCTTTTCCAGGAGTTCCTAATTTTTTAAGTAAAGGATTAATACCAGTAGCTAAAGTTCCATAAACCATTTCACCATAATCTAATAATCTTAATGCTTTACCTCCAGCTAACATTGCAGCAGGTCCTATCTGTTTAGCTAACTTAGGTAGTAAATCACTTAACTCATTTATTTTATCAAAATTAAATCCCCAAGATTCAGCAATTGCATGTGGAGTTTGAGTTTCAAATTTATAATCACCTTCAGCTCTTTCTGCTGCTTTAGTTATTTCTTCAGCTGGACTAACATTATCTAAAGGAGCCATACCACCAGGACCGTGTCGGTAAGAAGCTCCTTGTTTTCCAAAAGCATTTATACCAAATGGTTGTTTACTTTCAACCGATTGTCCTTTAACCCAAGTGTCATTCATTTCTTTAGGTTGTATAACTTTTAATTTCCAAAAAGTAGCACCATTCCAGTTATCTAATAAAGCATCTGATTGTTTTGAAGTCATAGCAGTGTAATCAGTACCTGCACCATATATTTTTTTAACTAATTTTTCTGTTGTCCATCCTAATTGTTTAGCCATTTCCTCTAATTTCGCATAGTTAGGAATATTACCTTCTGACCACCAGTTATCTCCTAACTCTATAACATCTTCTAACTGTACAAAAACTCCTGGTATTTTATCACGAGAAGTTCCATGTTTAATTAAATCATGACTATTATGGCCAATTAAAACAATATCACCTTTAACTGGAGGTTTATCAGACGCTCCTGGTATTTCTGATTTAACTCTATCTTCAGGTGGACCAACCATTTGATAAGGTGTTGTGTTCAGGTTTTTAGATTTGACAAGATATCCAGTTTGAAATCCTTCAGCAATTAAATTAGCTTCATATCCTGCAGCAGCAAATTTACCGTTTATTATTTTAGTTGTATCTAATTCAGATTGTTGAATCCAATCAGATAATGTAAGAGGCCTAACATAGTTTCCACTGCCAGGTTCTCCTCCTGGTGGTAATAAGCCTCCATAATCTGGCATACCTCTTGTAGGGTCACCTTGTACTTTTCTATTATGAGTGTATTTATTTTTAGCAGATACTACTTTTTCTTTAGGCTTAGGTTCTACAGGTGCATTAGGAGTTTTTGCTGATTGAGCAGATGGTGCAGGTTTAGCTGATGTTTCTTTCCATGCTTCTTTAGCGAATACTTCTTTATGTTTTTCCCAAATTTTTTGTAAATCTGAAGGAAGATTAGCTACAACATTTTGTGCTGCCTGTTTATCTCCACCTAGAGTTTTAATATCTTTAATAATACCTCTAATAACTGATTCTTCTATTTTATGTATTGCTGGACCTCTTGATTCAGGAACAATAGGAGGCTCATTTAAAGCTTGTCTTCTCATTTCCTCAGCTTCTGCTTGAATTAATCTTTCGTCCATTTCATATTCTGATACAGGTATATCATCAGGTATATCTTGAGGTACATCTTTAGGTACATTTTTTGTTTCCATTGAAATTTCATTTGATATTTCTTCCTTCAATTTATTTATAATTGTTTTAGATATACCATCACTTTCCATTGAATCTAATAAATTATCAATTAATTGTTCAGTCTTTAACTCTTTTACTATGTCTGTCCCTAAAGATTCAATGGTGTTGTACCATCTTTCTAATATTTGGTTTCTTTGAACTTGAGTTAAATCTACTTTTTTAAGAGCTGCTGTTACATTATCTATTAATTGTTGAACTTCTTTTTTATCCATTATATTTTACCTGTTATTAATTTCATAAGATTTGATTGATGCTCCCTCTTATCTTTACCAGCTTGTACTTTATCAGTATATTGAGTCATATTCCAATATGTATTGTAGTATATATCTTCATCAGTAACGAAATCTGTTTCAACTTCTCTTTCACCAACAATACCAGTTAATACATCACCACCAGCTTGTATGTCACCTTTTAAAGCTTCTTCTTCTTCAGCAGTAATTGATTCACCATTTTCAATTAAATATCTCTCCATATCAGCACCGTATTCAGCTGCTTTATATGCAGCGATATTCTTTTGAACATAAGTATCATATCCTGTATTCCATTCATTAAGAAATCTATTTCTTTCTTCTGTAGTTGGAGGTCTTCCTAATGCATCTTCAAAAAAATTATTTATTCTAAGTGACATTTCACCTACATGTGGAACATCCATAATTGCTTCATATTCTTTTGCTTTTGCTTTTAAATCTGCTTTTTCAACAAAAGCCATATCATCTTTGTAATCAATAATAGCTTTACCAAGTAAGGCCCATGATGCTTTCTCTCTATCCATATCACTTTCAAGAACCCACCCAAAGTTTCTAGGAACTGAATCAACTAACTCATTCCATTCGTGGCTACCAAAAGTTACATGTGAATATTTGTAATTAGCATTAGTCATTAATGTATTAATAACTCCTTCTAATGCTCCGTCCATTTCACCACTATCATCAAAATCATCTTCTTCAGCTATACCACTTAATACTAAGAATTGTTTTAGTTCTTCAATAGCTCCTGAGTTTTGTCTTCTAATATGATTTACAAAACCATTCATAAACAAAGATTCAGGTTGTACTTGTACTGGAATAGGTATAAATAATTTCTTACCTTCTTTATTAGTTACTTCTTCAAATTGAATTTTTCCATCATCATCAGTAACGAATGAAGCTAAATCTCTACCAGTAATACTTTTATATGCATCTTCTGGACTATATTCTCCCTCTGATACCATCTGTAAATATTGCTCTAATAGTGGGCCAGATAATCCACCAATAGGAGTACGCTTTAATATATCTTGATTTGTTACTTCTGGTGCTCCAATAGCATCCTGTACACTTTCATCTTCATCAAAAGCTTTACCCATTTGAGATTGAATTTCTAAAGCAGATGGTCCTTGAGTTTCTGTATCAATACCTTTACTTTCAGTAAATTCAGCTTTCTCTTCTCTTAATGCATCTTTCTCATCTGGAGATAAATTTTCATACTCACCTTCTTCTACACCTGCAGACCAGTTATCTGTTGCTCCAGCTAGGCCTTCGCCCATTTTAATTCCTATGTAAGCTTCAGGAGTTTGGCCGATTGGTACATCACCAAAGAATTCATTAATTTCTTCTGCTGACCAATTATCTGCTATCCATTGAACAACATTATTAAACTTTTCACCTAAAAGTAATCCTAATTGAGCTTCAGGAGTTACACCTATTAAACTAGGGTCTTCAAATACTTCTGCCCAAATTTCATCTCTTTTTGACCAAGCTTTACCTAATTTATACCAAAAACTTTTTTTATTTGCCATTACACATCCTGTACATTATAATATTCTAAGTCGTTCCTAAACATTCTGCTAACTATATTAGTCCATATAGGTGCAAAATCAGGTGATATTCTTATTAAATCATTTGCCCATGCTTGAAAGTCAGCTCTCATCCATACAGCTGTAGGGTTTGTACTGCTTAACCACCAGTCAGGATTTTGTGAAGGAGAACGATAAGTAGAAGCTAATTGATTTTGTTGCCATTTAGGTAAAAACTCTTCTACAAAAGCTTTACCTGCTTCTGTTTCATAAGATACAGATAACTCAGGCCATTTGTTTATCATTTCATTTAATATCTCTTTAGATGTTGCAGGTTGTCTTAAACCACCAGTTGCTTCAAATCCTGGTAATTCTTGTATTAATGCAGTTCTATATATTCTTAGTAACATATTTTTTTGTTGTTCTGGTAATCTATTAACTTCTAATTTTCTTTTGTAAGCTGTATATCTAAAATAACCTACAGTATCATTTGCAGCTTTAGCAAATTCTTCAGTAGATAGTGTTTCTCTTTCTCCAATATTATATTGTTGGATTATTTCTTGATAACTTCTTTCTTCATAAATTGAATCAGGTAATAAATAGAAAGATGACAATGGTAATTGTTCTAATATTTCTTTATTATCTCTTTGCCAATCTAATACTCTATTTGTATATGCTTTCTTTCCTGATTTACTAGCACTTTTAGCAGTAGTTAACCAACCATGTTCATAACCATATTCTCTTACAAATGTTTCATAAGCAGCTATATGGTCATTGTTATGTTCTTGTACCATGTTTTGATATTCTTTAGCTAACAATTGTGTACCCCACATTTTTCCATTTACATCTTTAGCATAATATCTAGGTGTAAATCCAGTAGGTGCTACGAATTGAGCTATAGCTCTAAATAAGAAAGTAGTTTTAGCTTTATCATTAGAATAACTAATTAAAGCAGAATCAATTATATCAGGAGTTAAATCTTCATCAGCTAGTTTATCAGCAGTTGTACCTTTCCATTCCATCTTTGCTAAGTATGGGTCAAGTGCTCCTTGTGCTAATAACCTTTGTTCTCCACCTTCCATTTTTAATAACTTATATATTTCAATAGAAGTACTAGCTCTCATAGATTCTACTTCACTTTGACTACCTACAGGGTTCCAATTTGATGCAGCCATAAACTTTTGAATTGATGGTGATGTAGGAATTATTGCATCCCAGAAACCTCTACCTGTTGGAGGTCCAAAGTCTCCAAAGAATACACTTCTAACTTCATCTCCTGTACTAGTTTCAGGTAAAACTTTATCTAAAGCAAATCCTGCTAACGGTGTAGGACCAGGTACAAAACCTTGGCCTAATAAGTTAACTCCTGTTACATATGCTCTAGGTGACATTTCTATATTTGAATCTTCACCAAATATTAAATTACCCATAAAGCCACCAAATGGATAAACAAACATTTGTTCACCTGAACCATTAGGGTCTTCAGCAAAGAAACCATCTCCTGTAAATCCTAGACCTGATGCACCCCTACCGCCTTTAAGTCCCAATTGTACTTTTCTTAATATCTTAGGATTTCCTGCTAATAATTTTGGCCAGGTAGTAAGCATTTCAAACCAAACTTCAGGGAATGGGAATATGTTTCTAGTTTTATGAGATATGTTATGTCGTTTAGTTATGTCATACAATAAATCTTGTGAAGCTTGCAATCCGAAAGCTTTACTAGCATCACTTATAGTTTGATAAGCATCCATACCATATCTCCCTCCTGCTACTGATTGTAAATTTTCTAATTGTTTTATAACTTTTCTAGGTACACCCATTGCTTTAGCTTCATCTATAAAGTGTACTTGTAAAGCACCGTCATATTTATGAAAATTATTAGTTATATAAGCCCAACGGTATTGTTTAAATGTAGAACTTCTGTTTAAATAATTTAAAGGTTTTTCCATTAATTTATCAAACAAAAAATTAACAGCTTTATCGTATACTTCTTCACCTTTCCATGCACTACCTTCTGCGATTCTTTTAGGGTTATCATAAAATAAATTACCTACATCCATTTTTTCAGGACCATAGAAATCAATCATATCATTTAAAACTTTATCTATTTCTTTTTGTTCTGATTTACTAATAACTTTTAATTTTCCATCAGATATTTCTGACAAGAAAGGTAAAGTTGATTTATTTCCTTTTATATGTTTTATTTCACCATTAGCAATAATGTCTCTTAATACTATAAATCCTTCGTCAGCTATTCCATCAGTAGTGTGACTTAATTGTGCAGTTATTAAATCACTAGTTGCATTAGGATTGTTTATTGCTTTAGGGTCAAATGGCATGTAATCTCTACCAGCTTTTAAATTATGACCAGTTGCTTGTCTAATTCTATTTTCTACTGAATGTAGATACGCTATTGCATGTTCATCTATATCACGAACATTTTTAAAATTATCACTTTTTTCAGCTAGTTCTTGTCTAAATCTATTTCCACTACCTTCAAGAAACCACCTAATAGTGTCTTCATTAACTCCACCTTCTCTAGCTAAGTGTCTAGCTACAGGGTCATTTCTTAATTTAAACAATGTTTCTCTTAATCCTTTGTTATAAGTATTTTGACCAAAAGCAACTTGTTCGTAATTAGCTAAATATTTATTTTTACTTACTCCACCAGATAAAAGATTAATAGTCCATTGTTCATGCGTTAATGCTCTATGTTCAGGACTTCTCATAATATTGTCCCAAGTAGATAAAGATTTGAATGCTTCTGCTTGATGTTTTTCTGTATGTGAAAATACCCATGATAAATATTGCAATGGATTATTCCAAGCACTATCTAAACCAGCTGCATATATCCTAAACTGTTCTTCCATAAATATTCTTGTAAAAAAAGCTGGTCTCATTAACACAATTGGTTTAAAAACTTTTCTTGTGTAAAAATCTAATAGTTTAGTCATTGCATCATCCATTGTATTGTTAGTAGGTATCCAACCTGGATATTCTGATTTAGCAACTTTTAATCCATCAGCTTTCCAATTACCAAAAAAGTTTTTAAGATTTTGTTTAGCAGCACCTGTAACTTCCCAAGCACCAATATCATCAACATCTACATGATAAAACAATTTGCTATTAACTCTATCTACCATATCTTGATTAATAAATGGCATAACGTTTTCACTCATCTCTGCTAATACATGTGCGTGTGGTACAACAATTTCTATTTCATCTCCATCAATAAGAAGCTTAAATGTTTGTTCAGGAGTATTTCCACCAGGTGAATGAATGTTATTTGATACACCATTAGTATCTACACCATTGCTTTTCCAGTAAGCTCTTTCTTTTTTATTCCATTCAGCTGTTACTTTTTTAATATGAGCAGCAATAACTTCATGACCTCTAGCTTGTGAATCATTTATTAAACCTGCAGCTTTCTTTTCTTGAAGACTTCTTTTAATTCTGTTGTAATCATTTTCCATTAAATCCATAGTAAATTGAACTTGTTTTTGATATCCACCTTCTAATGATGTTTGAAATAACCTATAAGTTGTTTCAAATTCATCAGCAGTATATTTATTAACTTTCATATGATTAACTAATTGTCTAGCTGCAATTCTTGGATTACTTAAATTCATAGAGCTTCCAGGTAACTCAGACATCAAAGCTTTCATCCTTGGAGATATTCCATCACTAAAATTAGCACTAAAACCTAGATATTTTTTAAATGATATTTTATTTGGATTAATTCCCGATTTATATATTTCTTTTAATATATCCCAACTATCTGCTTGGCCATCAACTAACCCTTCTACTTTCTTTGTAGCATTTCTTACAGCGTTTTGTCTAGTAGTTTTATGTGTTAATAGTCTTAAAGTGTTTCTTGAAACTTGATATGGAGTTCTAATATTTTTTCCTAACACACCTCCAAGACTTCTCATTGCAAAATCTTGATTGCCTGTTACTGCACGTACTGCTTTGTTAGTTAAATATGAAAAACCTTTAGGTAATCCTGGTATTGTCAATAGTTCTTCGCTTATAACTGTACCTTTTGGTGATAATTTCTTATAAGTAAAACCATCATGCATCATACTTTTTAATGAATCTGAAATTATTCCTTCATCGGTTTGTCTTCCTACCCATTCCCAATAATCATCATTGTTAATCCAATTTCTTAATGTAGGGTCTGACATTAAATCAGCTGACCTAGAATCTGCAAAATGTTTTATTAGTATTCTTGCTTCAGGAGTATTTATTAATCTATCAGCTGTTGAAGAGAATACACCTTGTAATCTTCCATTAAACATTCCATGTTTTCTTTTTAAAGTTCTTTGAGATTTTAATACTTTTTGTATGAGTGGATTTACTCCATTGTATTTATCAGCTTTAGCCATATTGAGAGCCCAAGCTGAAGCTTCTGCTTTATCAGTAATAAATGCTTTTTCTCTTTTAGTTAATTTATCAAAAGCTTGCTTACCTGCTTTAGTAGTCCTATCTTTAGCTACATTAATTAACTCAGTTAATTCTTTAGCTTCTAATTTAGTATCAAGCCATCTGATATCTCCAGTTTTATCTATTACTTTTTTTGCCTGATTAACTACATTAACACTTTTAGAAGCAGCTTTGATTTTATAAAGATTTAATAAACCACCTGTTGCATACTCTGCTGGCAAAGCAGATGCAAAGTCTAGTAAACCAGACATTACTTTGTATGGTGTATCTCCAGGTGTAAACAATTGTCCAGTCTCATATCTTCCCCAAGAATAATCTGTTAACTGAGCATCTTTCATTTGTTCTCTTGCAGCATATTCAGTAACATTCATATCATTGTAATTAGTTCTTCTATCAGCAAAGATTTGAATTTTATTTGGATTTTCAATACTTAAATAATTTATTTCACCATTTCCATCTAATTTTTTAATTGGGGTACCAATTTGTAAATAATATAACTGTTTAGCTTTCTCTTCATCTCCATTCATTTTTTGTAATAATTCATGATACTTAGGGTCTTTATCATGATGTACAGATTCAAAAAAGAATTTTTTACTTCTATCCATATTGACAGCTTCACCTTTAAATACTTTTTTAGCTGCTGCCCAAATATAACTTTCTCCTGAAAATTTAATTGCTTCTTGTAAGAAATCTAAATTCTGTTCAAATTCTCCAGCTCCCATATCTCTACCTAAATTAGGTACTTCAGATATATTTACTAAAGAAGCTATATTAGCTTGAGCTTGTTTAGGAGAGTATCCTTTTTCTAATAATTCATCATATCTATTAAGGTCTTGATAATATCTCCATATACGACCTTGTGCTCTATAGGGAACACCTCCACCACCAAATTGCAATACATCAGAAGTTGGTAATGGATTCCATTTATTCCAAGTTTCTCTAATTGCATCTAGTGTTCCAATAAGCCATATAGCTGGTGACCAACCTCCTACTTCTTTAGGAGTTCTACCTCCAGGTGCATATCCACCAGTAAGAATATCAACAATGCTAAGGTGCATATCATCTGTTACTTTATCATCTCTATACTTTTCATTAATCTCTTGCCATTTTTCAGTTTCTTGTACAACCCAATTAGCTTGAGCTTCATCTACTAATGTTTGAACAGAAGGGTCATCAGGTGGAACATTCATCATAGCTAAAGTTGTAACTATACTCTTTGATAAAATAGGATTCTGTTGTGTATGAGCAATAGTTAAATCAGTTATTAAGGGATTTGCTTTTACTATTTCTTGTGCTTGTTTGAATCTTTGTTTGTCAATTGCAACGACTTTATGAAATTCAGATTCCTGTATTGGGTCAATCCACATTTATTGACTTCTGTTATTTATTAAATCCGCTATTACAGGATGAGGATTAACTGAATACATTGCAGATAATAATATATCTACATCTTCAGCAATTTGTCTTTGTGGTCCCATTCCATCTCCGACTGGTACTCCTGCTGTAATTGGTTCTCCTGGTATTTCTGTGGGTGCAAAAACATCTGGTGCTTGAACAGACTCTTGAGGAACTCCCATATTAGCTCCACCTGAATCTCCCATAGGTGCAGATTGTTGTAAATTTTGATATGCTTGACTTTCTCCATAAGGCATGTCTTGTCCACGCATAATAGGTTGTGTTCCATCAGTTCTTTGACTTAAAGCACCTGGACCACTAACTGCATTTTTGCTATTAGGAGTAGGTCTTCTGTAACCACCTCTTCTACTCTTGGCCATAATATTCCTCCGTAATCATTATTATTATATTTGGTGCAGGTTTTAAAATTGTAAAATTAGGTAATGTAGGAAAAAAATCATCACCGTAAGGTCCTTCTCCAAATTCATTATCAATAATATCCCAAAACATATTATCTGATTCTTCCACTATACACCACCTAATGCACCTGCAACACTTGGAGGAGCTCCTGGCCCCATCATTTGTTGTTGTTGAGCCATTTGTTGTTGTATGTACGCTTCCTCTTCAGGACTCATTTGTGGCTCTTGTGGAGTATAAAATAATTTTAATATATCAGTCATTTCACCAGGGTATTCATAAATAGCAATAACTGCCATTGTAGCCTGTGGGTCTCCTTGAGCACTTCTAGCAAGTACAGATTCAAATAAAACATTTTCAGCTTTATTTTTTCTAATACGTTCTTGTACCTTAGCTATATTATCAAGGCCATCAATATTGTCTTGTAGTGTTTCTACGTCTATAACACCTGCTTGAAGTAATTGCAAACCAGTTACAATTTTCTGTGGTTCATCAAAACCAGCCATTACTCCATAAACTCTTCTAGTTCTGAAATCTCCACCAATATCTGCTATAGGAGCATAGTTCTCTGAGAAAGCAGTTCCAGCATAATAACCTTGTATTGGTTTTTTTCTTAACTCTTCAAATTGTGCAGATAACAAAGTATCTAGTTCTAATCTTTTTTCATCCATAGATTCTAAAGCATGTCTAATAATTTCTCTATATTCATTAATCATTAATGACATAGTTCCATTAAGTTCTTGTAACCCAGCACCAGTAACAAAAGAGTTAGGTGACTGTGCATCATCAGTAACTGGATAACCACCTACTAGTCTTAATTGTCTTTCTAATCTATCTACTTGTTGAAACAATTGATAAGGAATATTATTTTGTGGTTTAGAAACTTGTGTTCCAGGAGCAAGATAGTTAATTGCAAATCTACCTTTTCTATATTGGCCTGATTCTAATTCACCAGAAATATTTGTTTCTGTAAATACAGAGTCTTCCATAGCAATGGCTGACATAATATTTATCTTAGCCATCATTCCCATTAATCCTATTACATGGTCATACTGGCCTTTTAATTCATCAAAAGAAGTTCTTTTAGCAAATACAAAAGGTGGAGTACTTAAATAGTTAGGTACAAAATCAAGTATCATTCTCTTTTCAGGAAATACAACATAAGTACCGCCTTGGTCATAGTATTCAATTATTCTTACACCTTGGCCACTGTTATCTTCCCAGTTATTTTCTTTATCATTTTCATATTGAGTACCAACAGCATTTTTTCCAAAAGCAGCTTCTTGTTGTTCTTCCTCTGCAGGATTTAGAATCTCTTTAGCAAACTCAGGATACAACTGTGCAAGTTTATATCTAGGTATTCTTCTTAATACAGCTAATTCTCTAGGTTCTTGGTTAGGACCAAAGTTCCCAGGGAAAGTATCATAAGGGTCACGGAGTTCGGCAGTGGGATAAATATAACCATTTTTATCTACTCTTGTCGTTATTACCCACGCACAATAACCGTAACCTGGCAACCATCTAGCTGCCTGATTTAACTGTAAATTTAAATTTTGTTTTTCATCATAAGAAGTTACAATTCTCTCTAATTTCTCAGCTCTTCTTTTAGCTCTATCAGAAGTATTATGATTTAATATATCTATTCTAACTTGAGGTATTCCTGATATTTTTTGTGCAAGTCGGTCAATACCTGATTGAAGCATATTAGGTGCAGGTAACAAATCAATATCTGATGTTTCCATTTTGTTTCCTAGTAATGCTTTCATACCTTCAGCACCACCATTAAGAATTGCTTTGATTCTAGCTTTCTGTACTTGTCTATGTTTACTAGGTTTACCTGTTACTAGTATTGTTGCATTATCTACAATTTCTTGATAATTTTTAATATTCGTATTTTCTATTCCCATGGTGCCTCATTATAGTCGGTAAATCCAAATTCTGTGTAACTTGCAGTATAATCTAATCCCATACTAGCTAACTGTTCTTTATTCATTCTTCTAAATACTTTCATTGGAAACCACCCTGCCATTACAATATCTGTCTTTTCTTTGTTTCTATTACTAACAGGTTTTCCATCAAAATATAATAACTGTTGTCTATAAGCTTGTACTTTAGATGAACTAGCTGAATCTCCAATAGGTAAATGTATTTTATTATTTTCAAATAAACCAGCCATTGAACCTACACCATACATAGGGTCATGTTTATTTTTTCCAGTAACATGGCCTTGCATAGTTATACCTGCTCTTAAAACAAATTCTTTAATTTTATCATCTTGTCTAATAGCAGTCTGGAAACCATTTTCTTCAATAACCCAATGTTGTAAATCATATTTGTTATACCAATCAGACATAATTTGTAAAGCATGTTTCACTCCCCCACCTTGTCTGTTTTCTATATCAATAAGAAATAATTCACCTTTATAGGAGTTTATTCCCCATAGTACAGCAGCTTGATATCCCGAAGAAGCAGGGTCAAGTCCAGCAACTAAATGTAAGCTACCTGGTATCTGCCCAATAATTAAATCATCACGCATACAACCATCAATCATATCCATAGTAAATATTTGTGTACCTTCTACATATGCTTGGTTGTAATAAACCATTTCATAAATTTTTCTACCACCTGTTGTCTCTGCTGCATGCATACGAGACATTAACCATTTGTAAGTTCTTTTACCTGGCCATAACATGCAGTCATAATGTTCTTCTGTAAAGTGGTCTGGTATCTGACATGCCATATCATGTGCTGTTTCAACTATTGAATCAAAACTTTCATTACCTAACAAGTGATGATATAAGTCATCAGAGTGTTGTCTTGAACCTATAACAATAACAGCAGTATGTTCCTCTTTACGACTTGATAGTGTTGTAGTC